CAATTCCGCCGCGACCCAACCATCCCGCTCGAGCAGCTCGAGGCGATCTATCACGGCGACGGGTACGCCGCCCGAATCTGCGACGCGGTACCCGAGGGTGCGTTGCGCCAGGGGATCAAGATCCATACGAACGACACCGCGCTCGACACAGCGATCTCGTCGAAGATCGACACGCTTCACGCGGTGACCGCTATGGAGGACACATGGGCGTGGGCGCGCGCGCTCGGCGGTGCGCTGCTGTGGATCGGCGCGGACGACGGCCAGGACCCGGCGATGCCGCTGAACCTCGCCGAGATCAAGAGCGTCGACTTCCTGACCGTGATCACGCGGCGCGAGTGCTTCCCGGACGCCTGGTACACCGAGACGAGCAATCCGAAGTTCGGGCAGCCAGCGACGTATCGAATCCAACGCATTGGATCCGGCGGCGGATCGGGCAGCGCGGTCGTTCACGAGTCGCGCGTGATTCGATTCGAGGGCGCACGCACGTCGCGCTACCGGCGCCTCGAGAACCAGGGTTGGAGTGAGTCCGAGCTGCAACGTGTTCTGACGCAACTGACTGCGTTCAATGGTTCGTTCGCGGCAACGCAGGTGCTGATGCAAGACGCCTCGCAGGGCGTCTTCAAGATCAAGGATCTGATGCAGATGATGGTTGGCGACAACCGCGACGCGCTGCGCGACCGCCTGCAGATCATGGACGAAGGCCGGTCGGTCGCTCGCTCGGTCCTGATCGACGCCGATGGCGAGGACTTCACCCGGACGGAGGTCAACTTCTCGGGGCTGCCGACGACGATCGACAAGTTCATGCAGTACCTGTCGGGCGTGGCGATCATTCCCGTCACCGTGCTGTTCGGGCAGTCGCCGGCGGGGCTGAGTGCGACCGGCGATTCGGACATCCGATGGTGGTACGACCAGCTGCGAAGCAAGCAACAGAAGGTCGCGAAGCCGCGGATCGAACGGCTCGTGAAGCTGATCTGTCTCGCGAAGAACGGCCCGACGAACGGCGTCGAGCCCAAGTCGTACGAGGTGAAATTCCCGTCGCTCTGGCAGAACACGCCGACCGAAGAAGCGAACCTGCGCAAGACGACCGCTGACACCGACAATATCTATTTGACGACCCAGGTGCTCACGCCCGAAGAGGTCGGGACGTCACGTTTCCGCGAGGAGGGTTGGAGTGCGGAGACCTCGATCGAGCTCGCCTCGCGCGAGGCCATCAAGGCGGCGGATGGCGCCGCTGGCAACGCGGGGGCGAACGATGCTGGAGATGCGCCAGACCCTGCCGCAGTCGGCGACGTTGTCGCACGGGTCGCATCACGCGAGATCGATCGCTCCAGCGGCATTGGGATACTCACGTCGCTGTTCGCGATGACGCCCGAGCAGGCCGAAGCGATCATGGGTGAGACCGGCAAGACGTCGTTCTCGACGCCCGCACCCGAGCACGCCGCGCAGCTCGCGGACGCGCAGGGACAGCTGGCGGGGATGACGAAGTCGCATCAGGCGACGAAGGCGATGCTTCGACGGGTGCTCGCGCGGAACAAAGCTGGCGAGCTGGTCGTGGGATCGCCGGTGGGGTCGGGCGGCGGCGCGGACATCACGGACGCCGAGGTCGACGCGCTGATGGCCGCGGGGATGGAAGCGGACGCGACGCCGGACACTGTGCTCGATGCGCTCGCGAAGGTGCGGACCGACGCGCGCGCCGCGGTCGTGCGCTTCGATCAGGACACGTCGACGGGCCTCGCGATCGTGCTTCCGGTGCCGGCCGCGATTGCTCTCGGCATTCAACCGGCCACGCCCGACGCTCACTGCACTCTTGTGTTCCTCGGCAGAGCGGCCGCGTTCTCGCCAGACACCATGCGGATGATCTCGACGGTGGTCCGCGCGTGGGCTGAACGGACGGTGTACGTCGTTGGGCAGTTCTCGGGCGTTGGCCGTTTCACTAGCAACGAGGGAGCGGAGACACGTCTCGATCCAATCTATCTGACGCCGTCGTGCCCGGGCCTTGCCGCGGCCCGCGAGGATCTCGTCCAGTCGTTGCGCGCCATCGATGTCGAGAGCGACTCGATGAACGGCTTCGTGCCGCACGTGTGCGTGGCATATGTCCCGCAGGACGCGCCGACGCCATGGCCAAGCGTGCAGAACCCGCTGCTCTGTTTCGACCGCGTCGAGATCTGGGCCGGCGCCGCACGCGAGTCGTTCCCGCTGGTTGGCGCGGAGATGGAGGCTGCGGAGTGATTGACCTACAACACGCACGCGAATCACTGATCGAGGCCGCGCGCCGGCTGGTCGACTCGTGCCATGTCCGATCGATCTCCGCGGTGCCCGATGCCATCGAGGTGCTCTCGGTGACGCTCGATGCGTACCGCCGTGCGGAGCAGCAGCTCGAGGCCGCCGAACGGCCATCGCCCGTTGCAGCGGACGATCGACCGATGCGAGGCAGCCGCACGGTGGATGAGATCGCGGCTGTGCTTTCGCGGCCTGGTTTGCGGATCGAGTTCGCGGCTCGAGCCCTTGCGACTGTGATCGTCGAAGAGCGCGAAGAGGCGATCCGAAGGGCGATCGAGCCATAATGGCACGCTCGGAGATCACGTTCTCGATCCACGTTTCATGGCTCCCACGCAGCCTGTGCGACCACTGCCAGAGCGTGCGGAAGGGCAGCGAGTTGACCGCGCACTTCTGGATCGTCCCGTTCTTCATTCGCGCTCTGTTCGATGACATGTGGCAGTGGATCAAACGCGGCTGCACCCCAGACGAGGACGACGATGCCGACGATTGAAAGAAAAAGGAAACTGACGCAGCGCGAGGTGGACGTTCGTCTCGAAGAGCTGCGCGCGGCGCGATACGAACGCGAAACATACTATTGCGAGCGGTGTTGCGAGCGTCATCAACGGCGACAGGGCTGTCTGCGGGCGCTTCATGAGCAACTGCGGAAAGAGTCGCGATGACCATCGACAGCTCCCCCGCCGCCCGCCGCGCGTTCCGCAAGCGAGTGCTCGCTGCATCCGCGGCGCGCCACCCGCGCGCGATCGCCCGCCCGAACCCACCGAGCGGAATCGAGCAGGCGTACACGAAGATCCTGCGCGACACGTCGCGCGCGATGGACGACGCGATCATGGCGGGCCTGCGCGCCAAGGGCGTCGTGAAGCGCGGCGACGCCGTGCGCGACCTCGAGCCCGAGGAGGCGACCGTCGAGATCGGGACCGAGGACATCGGACGCATCACCCGCTACCTCACTCGCAAGCTCGCGACCGTGGCTTCGTACGGCTCGCTCGCCGGCGCGATCGACAAGATGGCCTCGCGCCTGGTCGACTACTCGCGATCGCAGTGGCAGGCGCAGCTCAAGTCGAGCCTCGGGATCAACCTCGCGGCCGACCCGGATCTGTCGAAGCTGGTCGAGCGGTTCCGCGACAGACAAACGAAGCTCATCACCTCGCTCGCCACCGACAAGGTCCAGCGCGTGAAGGACGTGTTGCGCGACCTCGGGTCGAACGCGCGCGTCGAGACGATCGCCGACCAGATCGCGGAGACGGCCGACGTCACGATGTCGCGCGCGCGGTTGATCGCTCGCACCGAGACCACGACGTTCAACGCGCAGCTGTCGCAGGCCCGGCACGTCGCGGCCGGCATCACGCAGTTCACGTGGTCGACCTCGAGAGACGAACGCGTGCGACCGTCTCACCGCGAGATGGACGGCAAGACTTGCGAGTATGCGAAATTGCCGATCGTCGAGGGTGTCCCGACGCTGCCAGGGGCGATCTACAATTGTCGGTGCACGGCGATCGCGGTGATTCCGGAGGACGACACCTGAGCGCGCCGACGCTGCCACACAGTCCTGCCAGCAGCACGTAGCCCGCACTGGCGTTCGCAGCGCACCTTCCGTGCATGTCACGCGACGCACGGACGGCAGACGCAGTAACGACGTACCCGACGCAAGACGGCGTCAACCCGTCGGGCTCGGCTGCGACGCCGCTGATCGTCACCGTCGGCGGCTTCGACGCTGCGATGGCAGCGACCATCGCCGCCGCGATCGTTGCCGCAACCGTCACCGTTCGCTTCCGCGAGCGCTACGCATCGCCGGCCCCGGGCGCGACCATCCATGCACTCGTTGCGAGCGGCGCGGCGGTATCGGTCGCATCGGCGTTCACGCAGATGATCCCGGCGACGAACGCGCGCATTTCGCGCTCGGGCGCCGGCAACCCAACGGTCTACACGGTGACCGGGACGCGCTTCGGCGTCGCGCAAACCGAGACGATCAACTCGAACGGCGCGAGTGACGTCGAAGGCGTGAAGGTATTCGACACGATCACGGCGTGGTCATCGGACGTCGACCCGGGTGTGTCCTCGACCTTGAAGACTGGCGTGATCATCGGACTCGCGCAGGTCTGTACCGCGATCGATTTCTTCGGCGTCGCGGCCACGGCCGCGGCCAATGCGGTCGCGGAAGCGGCGACCCTCAACGCGGCCAAGGATGGCTTCACGCCGACGACCGCTCCCGACGGAACCAAGGTGTTCGACATTCGTTACAAGGCCGTCATTCATCCGGCGGCGGCCTGATGCGCGTTCGTCGCACCGACGCTGGCACGGTTCGCGGAGTGGAGATCACGCCACAGGGCGGTCTCCGCATCCCGGCAGTGCTCACGCGCACGGGCGTGCTGCAGTACCAGGACGGCGCTGGCAAGAAGTGGGGCGAGTACCGCCCCGAGTCGGAAGTGTTCGCGGCCGATTCGCTCGCGTCCCTGCGCGGCGCGCCGGTGACGAACGGTCACCCGGACCACCTGGTCACGACGCAAACCTTTCGCGCCGACGCCGTCGGACACACCTGCGAAGACGTCCGACGCGACGGCGAGTTCGTTGCGGCAACGCTGATCGTTAATGACGCGCCAGTCGTCGCCAGCGTGAACGCGAAAGACCTGCACGACATCTCGTGCGGCTACGAGTGCGACGTCGACCAGACGCCCGGCGTAACCGCGACAGGCGAGCGCTACGACGCTATCCAGCGGTCGATTCGATACAACCACGTTGCCGTGCTGCCCCCCGGCGCCGGCCGCGCGGGTCCCGATGTGGCGCTGCGCATGGACGGTTCTGCTGTCGAAGTGCGCCAGCCGCAAACCGCGCCCGCCGCCACCAATTCAAGCGACGTCCGCGCGACTGCAACGCAGTCGCCGACGTCGACACAGGTCACTCGCGCCGATGGCGCTCAGGAGCATCTCATGAAGCCTCTCAAGATCCGCGGTCGCGAGTTCAAGCTGGACGCGGACACTGGCGTCGATGCCGCCCAGGGTGCCGTCGATGACGTCGTCAAGAAGTCGGACGACGACGCGGCCGAACTCACGCAGATCAAGGCGAAGCTGCAGGACGCGCTGATGCTCGTCGCAGCCGCCGAGAACAAGGCGACCGTGGCGAGCGCAGCGGCGGCGCAGCCGGTCACGGAGGAATCGATCCCCGAGGACGTCATGGACTCGGCGCTCGTGAACCGCGAGGCGCTGCGGACAGCGGCGAAGAAGCACGGCGTCGAGATCAAGGGTCTCAAGCGCGCCGACGCACGCAAGGCAATCGTCGTGAAGGCCCATCCGGCCGTGAAGCTCGATGGCCTCGACGCGAAGATGGTCTCGGGCCTGGTCGACCGGCTCTTCGACGCGATCGTCGTCGACGCCGCGGCGACTGCCGCGCGCACCGATTCGAACGGCGCCGCGCGCACCGCGCTCGAGGGCGATCCGACGAAGCGCAACGACAGCAACGACGACCCCGCCGCGAAGATGGCGAAGAACCGTGAAGCGCAGCGCGAAGCTGCAATGAAGGCAGGACGCTGATGGCAACCTCTGTTCAGACCGCATACAGCGCGGCGGCCGCGATCGGCCTCCCGGGCCAGATTGCCGACGAAGGCGACCGCGAGATCGTGGTTGCGGCAGCATCCGCGGCGATCACCGCCGGGCAGCTCGCGATCCGCGGCTCAGCCGACGGGATCTGCGTTGCGCTCGCGACCGGCAACACGCCGGCCGACGACGACGACGCGATCATCGCGTCGGGCGTTGCTTCGGCGACCACCGCGCAGACGATCACGGGCGCATCCCTGAACGGGGTCACCGGCGTGACCGAGATGTGGCCTCCGCGCAATGTGACGCTCACGATCAACAGCCACGCGGACTGGGATCCGAGCAACATCATCGTCGTGGGACTCGGCTGGGACGGACAGCCCGTCGAAGAGGTGTTCAGCGTCGAGAGCGCGGCCGCA